ATGTTTAATGGTGTGATGCTCCAGTATGATCGGGAAAACTTATGGACTTCGCGGGACAAATTGAGGGCACAAAAAAGCCCGCAGGGCTTGCGCCATGCGGGCTTTCAGGACTTCATCGGATGACTCTGGTAATCACCGATGGAGAATTTTGGTGGAGCTGGCGGGAGTTGAACCCGTATCACATTCATCTTAATTACTTGTTTTTATTAAAATTATGTTCGTTCATGAAATCAGCGTAGCTTTTACGTATCTTTTGTAATCTTCTTATTGAACTCCCCGTTGACGTTGGACTAAAACGTAACGAGTATGAAGTTTCAACATCATTGTTAGAGCTAAAAGATGAATGTCCAATTTGCAGTTTTGATGTCCATTCATTTCGAATTGTCTTACCTTCAATATCTTGGAACACAACAATTAATTTAGGGCCATTAACTATTTTATTAAAGGTATGTCTATTTAAAATAATTAAATAGCTGATATTTGTAAGCAGTAGCAATGCTGCATAGGGAATTTCCAACATTGTGCTTTCTTTGCTTGTATTATGAGGTAAAATGAAATCAATATCACGCGCAATATTCAAGCCCGGGTAAAAATAACCACTCTTCTTCTTTTTGAAAGAAATCAAGCCATTGTTATAATCAAATTCAAAACTATCATCTTTTTTATTGAATTTTTCGGAAAATAACTCATCGTACTTTTTAAGCTCTTTTTCAAATTCATATTCCCAACTATACTTCACTGATATGGCTGTTCCTAGTCCAATGTTGTTTAGTTCTACTTTTACGTCTATAAGAGCTGTGTTTTCATCGAGATCGAAACCATCAAATTTGTATTTTTTGGAATTAATCAACACATCTCTTATTATTAGGTTCGGTCTATATGAAATTCTGCGCTGAAAAATTGTCAGCCATATTGCATATAAAGCTGCTACCGCAGAAACAAATGTACCAGACGAAGATGCGTAACTTAATATTTTATCAAGCATGCCAAGATTCAATTTTTAATCCTCGCCCATAGATCAGGAAGAGAATTATTGATTATTTTGCCTTGTTATGCAAATTATTTATAGCTGTTGAGTTATTATATTCCCTAAGGTATCTACCATAATATCTAAATAGCATTTCTGGTCCTTTATGCCCCATTTGACTAGCCAACTAGAACAAATTAGCCCCGCGGTTTATCATTCGAGTTGCGAAAGTATGACGGGTCTGGTAAGGATTACGGTATCTTATGTCTGCTTTTCGTAATGTAGGTATCTGCGGTGTAGATACCAACTGCCGGGTTATTGAAACTTCATGCGGCTGGGTCGTTATTAACATCAGTCTGAAGCCAGAAGGAGGGGATACGTTGCTGGTTAGCATGTACGGGAGAAACCAGTTTGTGAAGCTAATGGGCCAGGCGTTGATCACTCAAGATGGTGAAGCGATTGAAGGGGAAGCTCTGAATGACGTAACGGTATATGGCGTTCTTACACAAACACTTAACCAAGTTAAAGACGATAAATCGCCTGTAATGTAGCGTGTAAATGTCGGGGGTTATTCCCCTATTTTTCCCCAATCATTCCCCGTACAAATTTTAAACATTGAAAACCAGCCGTAAGAGGCTGATTTTGAATGTTTTTTTTGGTCGGCACGAGAGGATTTGTACCTCCGATCTCCGGCACCCCATGATAGTTAATCGAGGTTATAATATTTTTTCAATGCAGAGGATAGAAGCTCAGTAATTGCCGCCACGCCAATTCCTGTTGTGCCAGTCGCTGCTTTTGAAATCATGCCTGAAAACCATTGACCAACTGCGGGACCATAATTTTTACTACGTGGCGCAATTGGGCCATCAGAATTTATCGCAACTTCTAGATCGATTAGATCTTCGTTTGAAACCCCTTCAGTTTCAAGGTGTCGCCTTAAAGCTGCAATGTCATTTTTTATAACATTGTTAGTGATGTTAAAAGAGCTGCTATCACCCAAGTTAATAACAGTATGATCACCAAATATTGCACTTTCAAAAATGGATGCGGCATCTACATTCTTAAGTTTATCTATCATTGTATTTGCTCCTGGTACAGCGGATGCATATTCGGTTAATTCTAAAACAAAATCTAGAAGTCTCGATCTTACTTGCGTCAAAATGTTAGTAAAATTATGAATCGCTATCTCTTTGTAACATCGAGTTATTTCATAATCCGTTACTACATTTTCGCAATATTTAAAATATGCGAAATCCAAAGGTATAGGCTGTTGAATACTATGATTATCACCAGCATTAACTACTAGCTGTTCAATTTGACTGATTGAAAGCCTTAAAGATGCAGTAGTTGCATCCTCATAATCTTCATCATTAAGATACGAAATTGGAAGCGGGTAAGCTGTATATAAGCGCACACCATTATTTGCGTCTGCCAGTATACGAGCAGGTACGGTGCGATAGTCAGGAAGAGGCATATTATCAGGATAACCATTGAGTTCATGGTTCACCCATGCGGCAAGCTCTTTTTTCCCGATAGCATACATCAACACTTTTGTTTTAAGGAGTGCGTTGGTGGTTCCCTCATCTCCTGAACTGAGTATCGTGATAATCTCTTCTAGTTGGTTCACAAGAATACTCCTCATAAAAAAAGCCCGCATCAGCGGGCTTCTTATCACTCTGGAGCCGCGGCTCCTTTGCGTATCCTTTTTTGTCCCCTCACCGTCTGGTCGGTGTCCTGCCGAGACTGCTAACTTCCTTTTATTGCTAGTGATGTCCTATCACTGTCCAATCATGATTGGTGGAGCTGGCGGGAGTTGAACCCGCGTCCGAAATTTCTACATACCATTTTAACTACCATAAAAACAAGTATTTATCTTTTAAAACAGCATGTTGTTGTTAGGTGGTGTTTATCAGTTTTACACGTTTTTAATGCTGTGCCGCCATTTTGCCGCCACTTCTAGCCAATGATTTTGTCATAGTCAAAAAGTCTATCAATCCAAATTTCAAGTTTATAGAAGTCTGTTAAAGGATATAATTTAACAATATCTTCATATAGATTTGAGATTCCAGTTAATTTTTCTCTTCTTCGCAAAAATTTTTCTGCATCTTCCTGTTCAGTTGTTTTGAAATCATCATGCTGATAATCCAATGTTTTTAAAACTTGCCAAGATACTGGTGGTGTAAATTCAAATAAATCTTTTAAGCGAGGGCAATAATCTTTAAGTATCGTTTGTCTATAAGTTGCTTTAGGGGGAAGTACAACATTAATTGAGCGGTGTGTTTTATTTGCATTAGGCATTCTTGTTGAATGGTATGCGATCCCGAAAATAGGAGAGTTAGTGCGACGACTTATCCACTGCATTAACAAGTTTGGAATTATATATTCTTGAATAAAAGATGCGTTAGCGTTTTTTTTAATATAACTGCAAGAAAGAATTAAAGGCCATAAAATTAAGTAAGATGCTTTTCTCCAGTTAATGGTTTTCAATTCTTCACCATTCAAAAGTCCTGTGATTGGTTTGTTTAAAATGTCAGGCGAGAAGTTTAATATCTTAGATTTTCTATCGTAAGAAATGAAAGATGACAGATATAATTTATCAAAGTCAGGTTTGTTCATTTCTTGCCAGCAAACATATAGGGATGTACCCAGATACAGGCATGGTAATCCAGCTACTGAGTACCTTTGCGCACTTACATTTTGCCTCTTAGTAAAAGGAATGTGAAATATTTCCTCTCGTTCTGAAAGTGGAGTATCGGACTTTCTGACTCGGAATAATGGTTTGTTTTCATTGCAAATATCATTTAAGGGTATGGCAATTCTTTGAATGTGTCTATTAATCGTATCCGCTGAAAAAGTATCATCGAAAGCATCATAAGCAGATTTTATGTCACCAGATAAAAATTCCTCAAGACACTTAGTGATTCCATCAACAATCACACTTACCCGTTTTATTAATAATGTGAAATTTATATCGGAAATATTTTCTTTGTCATATTTTCTGAGGGCATTTATGTAGTAATCACATCTTCCTTTAAAGTCTGAAACAATATCGGTTTTTAGTGTTATTGGAGGGGAAATACGGCTGGAGGTCAAAATGTTATTTATTATATTGTTTAAATCGATCTCTTTGCTTTTCTCAATTTCCATTTTATTGCCTTACAAATTGTTCAACGGGTTTTTATGCACAGCATCTTCAAGATGCTCGGGAGAAAAGTGTGCATATATCATAGTCATTTTAATATCGGCATGACCCAGGATTTCTTTAAGTACGAGTATATTTCCGCCGTTCATCATAAAGTGACTGGCAAATGTATGGCGAAGAACATGCGTGCACTGGCCTTCAGGCAAGTCGATACCGGCTCTTTTAACTGCACGCTCAAAAGCTTTTCTGCATGGTGTGAATAGCTTCCCTCTGTTTTTGGGGAGTTCGTCATACAGCTCCTGAGATATCGGTACAGTTCGGTTTTTCTTACCTTTGGTTTTGGTGTAGGTGATCCGGTATTTTGATAACTGATGGCCTTGAAGGTTTTCGGCTTCACTCCACCGCGCGCCGGTAGCTAGGCATACCTTTGCGATCATCAATAGGCTAGGGCTTTGAGAATCAGCGCAGGCATCAAGCAGGCGTTTAATTTCGTCCGAGGCCAGGAATGCCAATTCACCCTCTGCGATTTTAAATGTTGGTAGCCCGGCGAGCGGGTTAGGTGCTGACCAGTGCCCCAGCTTTTTCAGGGTGCCAAAAACGGATGATAAGTTACGCTGTTCAAGGTTTACCGTGCGGGGCTTTACTGGCGACATTAGCGCGCCGTCTTCGTTACGAACTTCACCTTTTAATCGTGCTTCACGATATTTTGTAAAGTCACCGGCGGTTAACTCAGAAGCGACGGGGTCGCCCAGGCCATTGCAGATAATGTTCAGTTTCGCCATCAGGCGCTTGGGGTCTGCGAGCGTCTGGCCGTAAAGAGAGTGCCACTGCTCAATCAATTCTGACAAACGCCGCCGATCTTCCTTTTCACCCAGCCACGGCTTTTTGTTCACTTCATCCATAGTGAAGTTTTCGAATGCTACAGCCTCACCCTTAGTCGCAAATTGCTTACGCACGCGCTTGCCGTCGCGCCCGTTCGGGTAGCATTCACACAACCATTTTCCATTTGGCTGCTTTCTGATAGTCATAATTAGATACTCTTGATCACTTTTACAGCTCGTCCGATAGCTTCGATATCATCTACTGAGCATTCAAAAGAGGCTTCGTCCTGATGGACCGCTAATTTGTTTCCTGGAAGCCGCGTTAATTTCACGATGCTCTTAACCCCATCAATATCAACGAGCCATAGTCCATTTGTAATCTGTTTCAGAGATTGATCGACTACATAACTTTCATGAGCATTGTTCACGAATAAACAATGAACAGGTTCGTTAGGGAGAATGATGTGATCAAGGTGAATATCGTCATTATCGATTAAGGTGCCATTTTCTAGCGTTACTTGCTTGATAGATGGCGCGACGAGTTTGGCAAGTGGACGAATTGTAGGTGGTGTCTCATTATGAGGTTTTTTTGTGTCCTCGTTTTGAGTGTACATTTCACCGTGGCCCGTAGCCAACCATAGCAAGGAAACCCCTGTTTCGAGCGCGCACTGAATTACCCAGTCAGCAGGAAAGCTGTCACGTAACAGCCTGTTTGACATAGTGCTTTTTGAAACGCCAAGCTGCTCGCTTAGAGACTGCTTTGTCTTAAGTCCATACGCTTTTAGCAGTCGCTCGATAGCTTCTCTACCCCCTGAATCGGCACCCATTGAAATACTCGCCATTGAAAAACTCCGTTTGACAACCTTGAATCGGGATCGTGATGTTGCATTGACTCTTGATGTGAGGTCTTGAGAGTCGGCATAAAACGACATAAAACGCATCTAAACCGAGAGATACTGCCCTATGAGCACAGATATTTCAATTCGTGTACCAAAAGAGATGGCTACGCCTGCAGAGTTCGCGGAGTGGGAGGGTATTTCCCGTGGCTCTGTATACCAAAAAATTCACCATGGTCAGCTTGCTAAGTACATGGTTAAAAAAGAGAAAAATAAAGGTCGCGTGAGCCTGCGTTACTTAATGTACAAAACCGATCAGGTCCGTGAGTCTCTTGGTCATTCCAACTTCCGCGTCATTGTTGGTCAGTAAGTTCGATTATGAGAACTTTCTAAGGGGCTCGCATGTTTGATTATAAGATTTCCAAACATCCACACTTTGAAGAGGCCTGCCGGGCTTTCGCACTGCGTCACAACATGGCGAAGCTGGCAGAACGCGCGGGAATGAATGTCCAGACGCTGCGCAACAAGCTGAACCCGGAGCAACCGCATCAGCTCACACCGCCTGAAATCTGGATGCTTACCGATCTTACTGAGGACTCCACGCTGGTTGACGGTTTTCTGGCTCAGATTCACTGCCTGCCATGCGTACCGATGAACGAAGTGGCAAAAGAGAAGCTGCCGCATTACGTCATGAGCGCTACTGCTGAAATCGGACGTGTTGCTGCCGGTGCCGTATCGGGTGATGTGAAAACCACTGCCGGACGACGCGATGTGATCAGCAGTATTAACTCAGTGACTCGCCTGATGGCACTGGCTGCCGTTTCCATGCAGGCCCGCCTGCAGGCCAACCCCGCAATGGCAAGTGCGGTGGACACCGTAACGGGCCTTGGCGCTTCGTTCGGCATCATCTGAGGTGATTATGCTGAATAAAGAACCGTCATTCGCATCGCTTTTAGTTAAACAAAGCCAGGGTATGCACTGCGGCCATGGCTGGATTATCGGAAAAGATGGCAAGCGCTGGCACCCGTCCCGCTCTCAGGATGAACTGCTGGCAGGGCTGACCACTACCAAACGGGGGGAACCATGGCTATTGAAGGCGCTGCGGCGACTGTTCCATTAAGCCCGGGTCAACGTATGGAAGGGCTGAACCGAATAGCGGAATTAAGGGCGAATGTGTTTGGTCTGAATATTGAGCCAGAGCTTGAAAGGTTTATTAAAGATATGCGCGATCGCCGCGATATAAACCATAAACAAAATGAGCGGGCACTGGCAGCCATATTCTTTATGGCAAAAATTCCGGCAGAACGTCACAGCGTCAATATTAGTGATCTGACTACTGACGAAAAGCGGGAACTGGTTAAAGCAATGAATCATTTTCGTGCAGTGGTGAGCTTATTTCCCAAACGGCTAACCATGCCGAATTAACCCACAACAGAAATTAATGGCGTAAACCCGCCGGGCATTCTTTTGCCCAAATTCAGGAGAAAGAGAAATGCAAAAAGAATTACCAAAAATGGTTGTGCCAGAAAACGACCAGCTTATGGCGGTGATCGATATTGCCAAACGTGAGGAGCGAAAAGGCCGCGCACTCGCTGTTTCAATCCGCCTTGAGGCGCTGGCAACCCATATCACCAACAGAGGATTAAACGGTATTGAAGCGGCTGAACTGTTGCGCCGCGAAGCAACCCGCTACGAAAACGAATCTCAGGAGCTGCACTGATGGCTGACTCTATGGACCTCGTACAGCAGCGTGTTGAAGAAGAACTTCAGCGCCACATTCAAACCGCTCGCAACAGAGCGCCCGGCGTTTCCCGTGTGCTTTGCATCGAATGCGATGCTCCGATCCCTCCAGCGCGCCGCCGTGCCATTCCGGGCGTGCAGTGCTGCGTAACGTGCCAGGAAATCGTTGAGCTGAAAGGGAAGCATTACACCCGAGGCGCGGTATAAGCTTCGGAGCCAGTCACTGATGCCTGAATTAATAAAAGACAAAGGCGGCACGACTGTGGCCGCTGGGGCTTTCCCATGGAACGGCCCGAAAAAAGCACTTAACCTCTACTTGGACCCGGCGGAAGTAGCGCCGGTTTCTGCGCTTTCAAACCTGATTACTCTCTATGCTGCGGATAACGAGCAGGAACAGCTGCGCCGCGAAGCCCTGAGTAATGAGATCTGGGATCGCTATTTCTTCAATGAATCCCGTGATCCTGTTCAGCGGGAAATGGAGCAGGACCAGCTGCTAAGCCGCGCCAAAATGGCCCGCGAACAGCAGCAATTCAATCCCGATCTGGTCATCGTTGCTGACGTGAGCGCCCAGCCGGCGCATATCAGTAAGCCGCTTCTTGAACGGATTAAATATTTCGAGGGCCAGGGAAAACCGAAGGCATATTCCCGCTATCTGCGTGAAACTATCAGGCCGTGCCTGGAACGCCTCGAGCGCGTGCGTACCAGCCAGATTTCTGCGTCATTCCGTTTTATGGCGAGCCACGACGGGCTGGAGGGCTTACTGGTCCTGCCCGAAATGAATCAGGAGCAGGTTAAGCGGTTGTCAACCCTGGTGGCGGCACACATGAGCATGTGTCTGGATGCTGCCTGCGGTGAGCTGTTTATGGATAAAGACGTTACGCCGGAAGAGATCCGCCGGTCATGGGAAAGGGTGGCAGCTGAGGCTATGCGCCTTGATGTTATCCCGCCTGCTTTCGAGCAGCTACGCCGTAAAAAGCACCGCCGTAAGCCGGTTCCATACGAGCTTATTCCGGGCTCGCTTGCCCGTATGCTTTGCGCGGACTGGTGGTATCGCAAGCTGTGGCAGATGCGGTGTGAATGGCGGGAAGAACAGTTGCGCGCTGTCTGCCTGGTTAACAAAAAGGCATCCCCGTATGTCAGCTATGAGGCCGTGATCCACAAACGCGAACAGCGCCGCAAATCCCTGGAGTTTTTCCGCTCGCATGAGCTGGTTAACGCCGAAGGTGACACGCTGGATATGGAAGATGTGGTAAACGCCAGCAGCAGCAATCCGGCGCACCGGCGCAACGAAATGATGGCCTGCGTTAAGGGGCTGGAGCTGATCGCAGAAATGCGTGGTGAATGCGCCGTGTTCTATACCATCACCTGCCCGTCACGCTTTCACGCGACGCTTAATAACGGCAGGCCAAACCCGAAATGGACCAGTGCTACGGTCCGCCAGAGCAGCGATTACCTGGTAAATATGTTCGCCGCCTTCCGTAAGGCTATGCACAAAGCCGGGCTGCGCTGGTATGGCGTCCGCGTTGCTGAGCCACACCATGACGGCACCGTGCACTGGCACCTGCTTTGCTTCATGCGCAAAAAGGACCGCAAATCCATCACCGCGCTGCTGCGTAAATTCGCCATTCGTGAGGACCGGGAGGAGCTGGGCACCAATACCGGGCCGCGATTCAAGTCTGAGCTTATTAACCCGCGCAAGGGGACACCGACCAGCTATATCGCCAAATACATCAGTAAAAACATTGACGGGCGCGGACTGGCGCAGGAAATCAGTAAAGAAACGGGCAGATCGCTGCGCGATAACGCTGAGAACGTAAACGCCTGGGCTTCGCTGCACCGTGTACAGCAATTCCGCTTCTTTGGTATTCCTGGTCGCCAGGCATACCGTGAGCTGCGCCTGCTGGCCGGTCAGGCTGCCAGGGCGCAGGGTGACAAGAAGGCAGGCGCGCCGGTACTGGAAAACCCGCGTCTGGATGCTGTATTGGCCGCGGCGGATGCTGGTTGTTTTGCCACCTACATCATGAAACAGGGCGGCGTCCTGGTTCCCCGTAAACATCACCTTGTCAGAACTGCCTATGAGCTTAACGACGAACCGAGCACCTACGGCGATCACGGTGTTCGTATTTATGGCATCTGGTCCCCGATCATTGAGGGCCGGATCTGCACTCATGCAGTGAAGTGGAAAATGGTTCGTAAAGCCGTTGACCTTCAGGAGGCGATAGCCGACCAGGGCGCTTGCGCCCCTTGGACTCGTGGCAATAACTGTCCCCCTGTTGAAAATCTGAACAAATCAGGGGGTGATTTACCCGATATTAAAACCATGGATGAGAAGGAGCTGCAGGAATATCTCCACAACATGGGCCAGAAGGAACGGCGGGAGCTGACAGCCAGGTTGAGACTGGTAAAACCGAAGCGGAAAAAAGCATACATACAGAGTATTTCGGAGCAGCAGCGCCTACAGCTTGAGGCAGAACTGACTACCAGGGGGTTTGAAGGTAGTGCATCTGAGATTGATTTGCTTCTGCGTGGCGGCAGCATTCCATCCGGTGCCGGTTTACGTATTTTTTACCGTAACCAGAGGCTGCAGGAAGATGACAAATGGCGTCAATGGTACTGATGCCGCTGGTTTACCAATTCCTGCTCTTAACGACCTGTACCAGAGCATTCCCATTGACGGATAAAAATATTTTACATTTTAATATCATGAGTATACTGTACATCTAAACAGTGGATATGCATACAGTTACCGTGTATCCGTGGTCGTGATAGGAGGGAAGATGCAGGACTATCTTTTGGAGTCGTTGAAGCTCCAGCGCATTGATTTTTTTATTAAGCTTGTAGCGGCTAGTGAGTGCAGTGACGAAGAAAAGCGGCTGGCTATCCAGTGGGTTTCTGAACTGACTGATGAGCTGATGGCGAAGATTCGTGCTCATGAATACAACCGCTCAATGGATCTTCCCGGTTAGCAGCAGGAACGTTGCTGACGTGAGAATTTTATTCTCGCGTCAGCAAGGTTGAACAACGAGTATAGCGAGGCGTTTATTGGTTTTCTCGAGGAATATTGCACCTCCAGTGTTTTTGCTCATCACGTAATTCACGATGTTGATTGAATTTTTTTAATACGACAGGATCCCCTATTTCTCTAAGATCAATGCTTTCATTGTCTATGATTGCTTTAGTAATCTCTTGGCTGAGGATTTCAGATGTACTGAGGGTCGCTTTTTGAGTTTGATATGCCTGATTTATTTCTTCGCTATATCTTGAAATGCCAATTATTGCCAGTTCATTGATGTTAATTTCTTGTTCTATAAGGTTGACCTCTGACTCATTAAATTCCATTTTAAAGGTGAAAAGATGGTTTTTTTTAGTCTCATAGCAGGACAGAGCTACAATGAAATCGCTTGCAAACCACTCTGGATTAAATTCCTCATTAATATTAATATAAAATTCATTCATGGTTTTCTGTATGCAGTGGTTAAAGACGTTGCGCAGAAAGTTTTTATTAATAAGTTCGTTCGCATTCTTTACAGGGTCAGCAAACATGTCTTCGTTCCAATAGGTTTCCTCAACGCTTTTGTTATTTTCACAACCCATTATTAACTTATAGCCAGCACCCTTTGTGCATCCTTCTGAATAGTCATATATGCCAGAATCATATGTGTATTTTATTTGTTTCAGATGACCCTGTATAGAATTTATAATGTGTTGAGAAACTAGCGTACTTCCTGCAAATGCAATCATGCAGCGATGTTGGCAAAGGCTTTCAATATAATTGATGATTTTTCCACTTGGATCGATTTCCGGTACTCGCACAATAATTTCTAGTGGTATTATTTTTCTGAAGAGAGATGTCAGTTTTACAGTGCTTCCATTTGCTTTTGTTGTTATTAGTGAGTCCCCGCAAAAAATAATTGTTCCATCTTTTTCGAAACCAGCTACAATTAATGTCATTTTGTCTCCTGAATTAATGTCAATTTGCATGCGTCATGAATTATATAATAAACTGAAATAATCCAGTTTGAAATTGATTGTGAAAATTTTTTCTGTAATCACATAGCCCGATGCGAATAATGATGAACGGTTAAGATGTATTAGTATTACATCGAGGATTCATATCTGACTGAACTCAAGCGCTACTGCTCAGTAGTGCCTGTCTATGCTGCATGAATCCGCATGATCGTTTGAAGATCGTTTTCGCTGAGGGTCGCCAGTTCTGGCAAGGTTTCACTTATGCCATGCAGGTGCATGAAAACCGCTATACAAAGCGGGCAGGCGTGGCGGGGATACGAGCGCGCGCCAGTGCTACTCAATGATGGGCATTAACATATTGAGCTTTTTTATACTGGATGCTAGAAAGACTGATAAAAAGCGCGCTTAAGCTATAAATGCTAATGAGGTGAACGATGTTATGCTCAGAGTGTTTTAAAGATGAAGGTTTGAAATTACTAGCATATAAAATTGGTTTTTTATGTAATGATATGTGTGATCAGTGTCATTCTAAATCAGGTAATAAACTTGATAAGGATAGGTTAATATATTTAGCAAGCCGTTTTTACAGGGCCGGGACTTTACAACGATTTGAATATGGAGCGGCTCCTGCAATTACATTTAACGAAATGCAAAAAACATCAGTGATTTTTGATGAGGTCCTCACTCATGATACTAATCTGATTTCAGAACATACAGGTATGGGTTTTTTCCATTACGGTCCGAGGTTCTGGATGTTTGGTGAGGTCGAGCCTTTAAAAGCATTACAAGATGAAATCACTATCGAAAGTATGATTTTAAAAATCATCGATTCCTATCCTGAAACTAAATATGACAAAAATACTAAATTTTATCGACTCAGAAAGAATCCAGAATATCCTGAAGATGAAGACCAGTACGATACCCCACCAAAAGCATCTGGGGAAGGGCGTTTAGATTCAGTCAGCATGCCTGTTATGTACGCCTCACTCGATTTAGAGGTCTGTATACATGAATGCAGGGCTACTGCGGACGATGAATTATATTTGGCGACATTAAGGCCAAAAGAGCAGCTTAGGTTTATAGATTTTTCTGAGGTGCTGGAAGAGGAAGGTGTCACAGAGTTCGAGAGTATCGATATGGCTGTGTTCATGCTTTTCATGGCTCGTGATAATTCATATCCAATTTTGAGAAAACTAAGCCAGAGAGTATATGAAAAGGGATATGATGGATTAATATACCCATCTTATTTTAGTATGTTACATTCAGGGGCTGAGCCATTTGAAACTACATACGGATTATCTCACAGAAGAATTAAAGATTATAAAGAGTATGAGAAAAGTAAAGTTAGTAAGAATCTAGCTTTATTCGGAAGGCCTGTAAATGAGGGGAAAGTAATAGTGGAAAGAATAAATAAATTATTTATCAGGCAGGTCAAGTATGATGTGGAGTTTGGCCCAATAACTTATAATTAACTTTGAACTGCCTGCTCAAGCAGGCAGTTCTTTTATTTATCCCATAAGGGAATATTCAGAAAACTTTATTACATCCTCTCCCAGCCAAATATTTAGTTCTTCAAGGCGTTTCTGAAGGGGGATCAATTCATTGCGGACAAAGACGCGGCTGGCCTTTTCCACATCTCCAAAGCCGCCGGTATTGTTGGGAATGATGCCCATCATCTGCGGCGGTACGCGGTGCGCCGCCATCATGTCGTCCCGGCTGACGTTCTTAATGTTCAGAAATTCATCCTTCGCCGCCACCTCTGACAGCGGGATGATCTGAATGCCGTCTTTTTTGCCGTTGGGCGAGTACATAAACAGGTTGCGGAAGTTGCCCGGGCCCTTGGCGCTTTTCATGGCCTGGCGGATGTTGTTCACGTCTTCCTGGTTCTGGGCGGCGTCGGTCATGTACATGATAAAGCCCGCATGGCTGCCGTTGATGTAATACTTGCGGCGAAACAGCGTGGCGGACTCGTTGAGCAGGGCTGAGGGTATGGCCGAAAGGTAGCCGGGCAGCCCGTAGATTTCCTGGTTAATATCAGGCTCAAGAAGATGGAAGATGCTTCCCGGGGTGAATTCGTAGGGCTGCGTGGTGAATCCATATTGCACAAACCAGTAGGTGTCCAGATCAACGCCGCGGCGGGTATATTTCGCCAGGGCTGGTTCCAGCGAGAGAACACCGCCGAGCCGGTTGGTGCGTTTCTCAAGGTAGGCGTTGCCGAATACCAGATAGTCCTGCACGAAACGGGAAAATGCCTGCTGGCTGAGCAGGCGGTGCGGGATATAGGTGCTGCTGAGAATGTCACGCTTAACGGCAATCGGTGAGCTGTGATGCACGGCGGCGCGGTAGGTGCGCGCCAGCCCGTCAAAACTCACCGGCGGCTCATACCAGCGGTCCATCTGCACGCACTCCACATAATCCAGCAATTCCCGGCGGTCCAGTACCGGGATCGGGTCGCCAAAGCTGAATGCTTCTGCAGATACGCCGCTGCTCTGTTGAACGCTCTGTTTAGCTGCAGCGCGGTTTTTATTCCTCTTGCCCATCAAAAAATCTCCACAATGTTGCTGGTATTGGCGGCTTCGCCCTGCAGCGGTTCGTTAAACAGTGCGTGCATCGTTGCCCAGGCCAGATCTGCGTGGCTGGCTTCTTCGCTGCGGCTGGCTTCGTAGGTGGGGCGGTTCCCGCTGGCGGTGGTGGCGCGGCGGATTGCCATAAAGGACTGCGCAATGTCGGTGTGCCCGGCGTCAAACTCCAGGCGCCGGTGGCTGATAATGTCGTATGCCTTAAGCACCAGGGCGTTTTTAACGTTGGGGTTGTAAACGAACTCGCGCACGGCAGGGAAGAACGCCTTAACGTTCTCATAGACGCCGTGGCCGACGCCGGTCGAGTCGATGCCGATATAGGTCACGTTGTACTGCTGGGTCAGCTTTTTAATGGCGTCAGCCTGGGCGCGGAAGTCCATCCCGCGCCACTGGTGACGCTCCAGAATGCGGAACTTTCCGCCCGGCACGGCAGGCGGAGCCATGACCACGCAGCCCGCGCTGTCGCCATTTTGCGTGCCTTTGGCCGGGTCATAGCCGATCCACACTTCGCGCCAGCCAAACGGGCGCAGCGCCAGCGCCTGAAAGTCGGACCAGACTTCCCAGCTGTCCACCATGCACGCCTGCAGCTCGCTCAGCGGGAACACTGACGCCAGATCGTCAATGAATTCACACATCAGCAGGTTCTGGTATTCGTCCGGGCTGTACTCCATCCGCAGCTGGTCCAGGTCGAACAGGTTACAGCCGCCGCGCACCGCATCCTCCACGGTGACGATCTGGCGGTACTGACCGTCCGGGCAAAGCAGGCCCGGGGCCAGATTGCCGTGGGTCAGGTCAATATCCACCTTGTCCGCTTTGGCGCGGCCCCGGTTGAACAGGGCGCCGGACCAGAACGGATGCGCGCTGTGGGTCAGGCTGGACGGGGTTGAAAAGTAGGTCTGCCGCCATTTTTTATGGATTGCCATACCGGACGCCACTTTGCGCAGCTCCTGGAATTTCGGTATCCAGAAATATTCATCCAGGTACAGGTTGCCGTGGTAGCTCTGCGCCGTGCGGGCGTTGGTGCCGAGGAAGTACAGGCAAGCGCCGTTGCTGAGCGTCATCGGGTCGCCCTTCAGCTCCACATCCACCTCTTTTGCAAAGTCGATGATGTACTGCTTGAAGACGTGCGCCTGCGCCTTGCTGGCTGAGAGAAAAATCTGGTTGCGGCCGGTGGTGATGGCGTCAATCAGCGCCTCCCGGGCAAAAAAGAAGGTCGCCCCGATCTGGCGCGATTTAAGCAGGTTGCGGATACGGTGGCCCTCTTTCGCGTCGCGCTGTACGGGATTTCTGGATTGCTGGGCGCCCTGCTTAGTCCGATAGGGCTGGTCGTGGCGGCCCTGGCTGGCGTTGCGCTGGTTGTCTGGAAATACTGGCAGCCGATAAGCGCATTTTTAGGCGGAGTGGTTGAAGGATTCAAAGCTGCAGCTGCGCCTATCAGTGCGGCGTTTGAGCCACTGCAGCCTGTTTTCCAGTGGATAGGTGACAAGGTCCAGGCGTTGTGGGGCTGGTTTACTGACCTGCTTACGCCGGTTAAATCCACCTCTGCAGAGCTGCAAAACGCGGCTTCGATGGGGCGGCAGTTTGGCGAAGCGCTGGCGGCAGGGCTGAACATGGTCATGCATCCGCTGGATTCGCTTAAATCGGGCGTGTCCTGGCTGCTTGAAAAACTCGGCATTGTCAGCAAGGAGGCGGCCAAAGCGAAGCTTCCTGAGCAGGTCACGCGGCAGCAGCCAGCCACGGTAAACACAGACGGTAAAGTGGTGCTGCCGCCTGGCGGATTCCCGACGATGGGTTTTGCTGGCATGTACGACAGCGGCGGTACCATTCCGCGCGGCCAGTTCGGCATCGTGGGCGAGAATGGCCCTGAGATTGTTAACGGACCCGCCCATGTCACCGGCAGGAAACGGACTGCTGATCTGGCGAGGGTGGCGGCAACGCTCAATCCTTCCCGGACGGAACCGGCCAGCGCTAAACAACGTCCTGAACGCGGGATAGTTCTGCCGCCTGATAGTGTGAACGGTCCGGCAAATCTTCCGGTAATCAATCGCACTACTGAACTGGTGAAACTGGCGCCAACAGTAAGCCCCGTTCGTGATTTAACAGCCAGCCCGGAGCAACGGCCTGAAAGCAGGTTAATACTGCTTCCTGAAATTGTTAACGCCCCGGTAAAACTTCCTGGTCAGGATCGTGCTGCGGAGCTGGCTGATATCGCTGTAGCTGTCATGCCAGCACCGGCCATTACGGAAATCACGGATAAGAGGGCTGACCCGGTGGCTATGCGCCAGAAGATGTTCGCTTCCGTCGTCGCTGGGGTAATGGGCCTGGCGGCTGCCCCGGCAGAAGCCGCACCACTTCATCCGTACAGTGTACCTGTGAGAACGCAACCGGCGCCGTCAGCAAAGGCAGAGAGACAGCCGCAGGTAATTAAGTACGAGATAAGCGCACCAATTCATATTGTCGCCCAGCCAGGGCAAAGCGCACAGGATATCGCCCGCGAGGTAGCCCGGCAGCTTGATGAGCGAGAGCGCAGGGCCTGGGCAAAAACACGCAGTAATTTCAGTGATCGAGGG